GAGATGTTTGTAGCACTATTCACGTAGCACCCTCAGACCTGCCCAGGGGTGTTGAATCTGTGTGAGAAACAACCTCCAGCAACCCCCCGTTGGAGGGAGCCCAGCATCTCTTCAATGCCAGGAATCCGAGACTTGATCTGAGACTCCAAGTACCGGAGCATGTTCGAGTCATTCCCTTGTGCCTTCACCCAGGCCATCAACTCAGTCAGGAGCACTAACCCCTGTGAGGACTCCGTCTTTTCCAAGTTGACGAGTTTCACTCCCCGAACTGAGCTCTGGGTTGAGTGACCAATATAGAGGGCAGCTGGTCCTCGAGTCAGCTCCATGTTGTCAGACGTCTGGTTCATCCTGAAAGCAGGTCGAACGATAATATGGTTGTCCGTCCCCAAGTTCGTGTCTGATCTGACCTGGCTGCACTGTTCAATGGGGGAAGGAGAGAAGGGACCGAGAACGAGCTCCGGCAAAAATCCATTAGTGGCTGAAGTTAGGAATAGTCGAAGTGAAAATGTGCACTTCACAGAAAGCTCGTGGATCTTGCAGAAGTGCAAGAAGTCGGAGTGTCCTGACTGAGTCACGATTTCTGCGAAGTTGAAACCCAGCGGATTCTTGGGTTGAGTGTTCTTCGTCAGCCATTGGAGAGTCCTGACACTTGCTTGATGAATCTCCTCGGAGAACTCCCGCACGGAGGGCCCCTTTGACTCTGCACCCACAGTCCTGATCACAGTACTGATCTTGTTGAACCTGTTGACCGTGTGGAGCACCTGCCCGATCTCAGCCACCTCAAACAAGGCATGAATGAGGGACAGATTTATCGGCCGAATTGACAAGAGTCCCGAAGCTAGAGCTTGTTGCTTCTCCGTACTTAGCTTTTGGAACACTTCCTTGAGTCTTTTGTTCCGGAAGGCTGAGTTGTCCCGCAAGTACTCCGTCACTCTGTTTCTGATGATACCTTCAGGGGATTGCGGTTTGTCGTAGTTCAAAGTAGTAGGTTCCAGCACCACTCGCAGACGAGAATCCTGATCAGTGGTCCCCCACTTCCTCATCATGAGCCCGGTGATGTAGTTCCTTAGTGTGGGCTCCATGTTCCAAATCCTCTTGAGCATGGCCAACGAGCTCGAAACATGGTCCGGTTGCCCGCGATAGAAGAAGGACATGAGCTGTTGGAACGGCAACCCACCAAGGTCCGGACCAATAAATGTCCACATTTTCATCTGAGTGGGATCTCTCGGAAGGTGCTCTTTCCAAGCAGGGTCCAGGAGGAGATTGGCGAATGCCTCTCCATAGGCGTGGATTGGGCCTGCATACGGGTCAGCCGAGGTGGCAGCAATTGTGGACCCTCCGTTCATGGCAGTCTGAACAATCATGTTGACACCCGACGAGATGTCAGTGAAGCCTGCGAAGGATCTCAGGGCTTGTTTGATGGAATTCGGAACCTGGACCCCATGGTAATAGTACTGCCTCTGATAACACATCAGAACATTTGAGTGCCAAGTCTCTTCGACCTTGACTTCCAGTCCTATTTTCTGGAAACCCTCAGCCAAGTTGCGCTTCACGCTCACCACGTCCCGTGCAAGATTTGGTCCCTTCTGCAAGCGGACGGCCACGACCTGGTTGTCTCCAGATCCAGTCATTTTATGCTGGAGGTTGCTTTTGTTGAGGGTCATCTTGATTGTGAGGAATGTGATGATGGTCCAGAGCTTTTGGTAGATCCCCTGGTTTCCTCCGATGTGATTGCTCCATGAGGTGAACTGTCCGGGCATTCCAGGCGGAGAGCAGACTCCTGCAGAGTATAGAGTGGAGTCAAGAAAGAGCCTCATATTCATTGAAAAGTAGTCAACTCCGAAGATTTGGTCCAGCACGGGGTTGAATCGAGACTGAAGAGTGGGCCGGAACGTGTAATTCCACTGGGAGATGTCTAGCATGAAAGTGATCCAGATCTCTGTTTCTGTCTCCCTGAGACTTGTCATGGTGTCCAGCTTATGTCTTAACTCTGATCCAGTTTGTGTCATTGATTGCTGCTCAAAGTACGGAAAGATCGATGTAGAGATGTTGTGTTCGGCGGCAGATGCCATCATTCGGCACTCGAACACCAGGATGGAAAAGTCGCGGGCTTCGATCTTGAGCTCTCGCTCCTTGGCCATCAGCTTGATGACCGACCACTCTGCAGGCAGGCAACCCAGCTCTCTCACTTGATCGTAG